TTACTGATGTACGGCGCATCTCCAGCGTTCTTTGTTCAGCTTCATCTATAGCATCTTTTATCATAGTCGATGCCTCGTTCAATTCATCTATACGATCTGCTCCCTGTTTACTTTCACGTAATTGGTCAGCGATTTCTCGTAATTCTGCTACCGTATGCTCCATCAAAGATGGTATAGCAAATGGTGGAGCATGAAATGAATCAGCGTTGCCTAGATCTTGTGACCATATAGCTCGCTTATCATCCCTAATAACATGTATGAATTGCCGACGCTGCATCCCCTGCCCCTTGATCCCCTGAACATTAAGTTCTTCAAGTCTCAAGGCTAGTTCGTCATTTTTGACGACAGATGCAGCGACGACAAGTTCATTCATACTTAGTCGCTTACTGTGTACTCAAGGTGAACAGTAACGTCGGTGATAGTACCACCAGTGTCATTGCTTGCCTTGATTTCCAATACTGCATCAGCAGCATTTTCGTAAGCACCATCAGAATTAGCACCAGCTTGTGTAAATGCAAGTGACCTTGTGGTCTTTGCAGCATACAAAGCAGAATCGATACCTACTGTACCTGTTACTGCTGTGGTGTCACTCTCATCTGAGTCATTAGTAATCCTACCGAGTACTGTTGCCCCACTAAGAAGTTCAACTTTGTACACGTTTGAAGCGTGGGCTGCAATAGCAGCTTCACTGACAACAGTCATGTTCAAAATACGAACTGCATTTGAGTTAGTGAAAAACTCTGATTTAGTTGCTCCGTTTCCAATGGAGTTGAATGTAAACGATTCAGCTTTTGCGTTAGCTACAGCTACCATAATTTATATCCCTCCTACCTAAGACGTTGGTGCTGCTGCGTCAGAGTATAGCTCGTATCCCCATTCGTCACGGCGTTCACCGTAGACAAATTCGTCATACAAGAATACTTCGTCTGCACCACCACCAATATCTGGTCTACGTCGAGTTTCAGCTTTAGGTGCGTGACCTTCTACCAAGATGATTGCCATCTGGTGAAAGATTGCGCCTTTAGCGTCATCCGAACTATCGATTGAGATGTTTCCATCAGTAAAAACATTTGCGTTAAACAATGTTCCACTGAATCCATTTCGTACCATCTCTGCTGTCATTCCGTCTACAGAACCAGCACCATTAGAAGCAGTAGTTGTAATACCTACTGTTAATTGATCCTGAATGTCCTTGAGCTGGAATGGGTGCAATACGACTGAGACGTTACCTGGAGGTGCAGGCTCAGTTGTGTTACCGAATATTCGGCTTTGCCCAGCTGAAATGTGACCAACAGTAAGAGTAGAACCTGCTCCACCTAAAGCGGTAGAGAATGAGTCTAATTGAGTTAGACCATCTTTGTCTTTCTTACGTTGGATTGCATTTTGACCTAATTGGCCAATTTGCGACAATACGTTGCTTGCTAATCGACGGTATACACGGTCAGTTACGATGGTTTGAATACCTGTAACTGTTGGTGTAAGGGTCAATAGCGAGTCTGACATTTGTTGTGGATTGTCAAGGGTTGCAGTTTCAGCTACACCTGTTGCGGTGAGCTTGTCCAAACGAACCTCGTTCCATCCAGTACCACTGTTCTCGGCTAAAGTAACCTTGTCTACGACAGCATCGCTAGTCATTGTCCCTTCATATTCACGGACAATCCTAGCAGCAGCTATAACTGTAGGAAGGCTGTCAGCCAGATTAGTAGTAGTAGTGTTACCTGTGGTAGCCACTATAAGCTCCTATCTTATTCCTAAATGTTGCATTACACGCTGTTTGTCATCAGCGGAAATGTTGCGACCTTCTCCGTATGCACGAACAAGATCATCTAACGTCGGCGTTGAACCTGCTCGACTTGCAGATCCGCTACCAGCAGCACGTTTCCTTTCGGCTGTTTTGCTGGCTGCCTCAGTTTCATTTAACTGCTGTCGAGTCCAGTCGAGAACATGCTGAACGGCACGAATAGGTGAGCCTGTTTGAACACCTTCCGACCAAACGGAAGCTGGTATATTTTCAGGGTCATAACCCAAATCTTTTGCCTGACGCATTACTTCATTTGTAGCTTCATTCCACAAAGTGACAGTAGCGTCATCTGTTTCAGGAGATCCTTGCTGGTCAGTAATTGATGCAGGACTTTCAAGTGCTTTCAATCGACGCTCCAACGCATTTTCTCGTATAGCGAGTTTTGTTTCATCGTCAATCAGATCAGAACTCATAATTAATTCCTGCAAAGCATTATTACTTTCCTCAAGTTGTTCAATGCGAGACTGTAAAACAGTGCTGGCATCGTTCTGAGAAAGTTTGTCAACCGTAGATTGGAAATGCTGAATACGTCCAAGCTGACTTGAAACATCGTGCTTCAGTGTATCCAATTCTTTAGCTGCGCCCTCAATCTGAGAAAGCCGTTCGACAAGTTCAGCTATATCAGGTTGAGCTTCTTCTTCAACTACATCTTCAGGAGCTTCTGCTGGATCGAAACCGTCTGTCGGCACTTCCACATCTTCCGCTGCTTCTAATGTTTCTTGTTCAAGAGTTTCATTTACCATAATTTATCTCCAACTGGCATTACTGCGAGTCACTACACCCTGCCGAATGGGAGGGCTTTACTATATTTTATAGTTAATAATATATTTAGCAATAGACTATGACAGATATCCATTTTCCCTCAAAGCCTTTTCTAATCCAGGATTCTTTTTTCTCATACGCTTTCGATAAAGGTCTGTTTTTCGGTCAATTCGATTAAGTATAATTTTCAATCGAGATGCTTTTCTAATGTTATTTTGTATAGTCGCAGCATTGATTTCTTCAACCAAACCATTATATGTATTTACATTACGCCCTGCTGCACTGCTTACTACAGACTGCAACTCATCAAATGCCCTATCTTTTTGATCCCAGTAATTATATTCATCCATCAAAGTTTCACGAATAATACTTTTATTATCAAAGTACCATTTGACATTCGGATTACCTTTAAATACTAATCGTTCATCTAAAAATTCTTGAGCACGTCTAGGATCTCCATAGAATCCAGATTTGATATCGCTTTCTAATTTAGCTAACTCTGAGTCAACTAAATCCCAGTTAAGTTCGCCACTTAGAGGATCTCTTGCTGTATCTAAAATTTTATAATATGAAGGAATAACTGATTCAGGAGATCCTTCATTGGGAGGATCGTACTCCACCCCTAATTCTTCTTCTTTAGCTCTGGCTGTTATAGAATGTCTTTCAGCTAAAGCATCCATTGTTTTTCTAAACTTAAATCTGTCGCCAGTAGTTTGTAGCTGATTAAATGCTTGGCCCTGTTCTTCTATCAATTTCTCACGATCTTGAACCCTCCAAGCAGACATTTTTCCTTCAGGAGTACCCCTTCGCTCGATATTCGCTTCTAAACGCCTAACTACTAAAGGATTTTCTTTGTTAATAATATCTTTTTCTTGAGCTGTCAGTTCTGCATACGGAACATGACCAAATTCCTTTTTTCTACGTGCTGCCCTGTCTAATTCTTCGTATGGAGTTACTGGGTTTTCTTTCATACCAGAGGCACTTAATCCAGAACCAAGCATACCTGCTATTAGGCCATCCATAGCACTGCCTTTTATAGCTGCTGCATCTGCACCTTCCTCAATACCTGTTGAAAGTGAAAATGGAAGTGTTTGGGTAGCCAACCCTTCAACAGAGAAAAAGTCTCGGCCAGTAAAAGTTTCTCCTAGCCATAAATTAGTAAGAGAACTGACAACAGGCCCACCCTTTGTTCTTGCCGCGTAGGTTAAATAATCTTGAACAGCAGCTATTTTTTCTTCAGGTAGTTGCAATCCCATGTTGCCAGCACCTATAGCTAGTCTAGCCATAGAGTCATATGGCCCCCATACATTAACATCCCTTCCGCCAATTCTTATTGTTCCAAAGTTAGGGTTAAGTCGCAAATCACCATCTTTCAAGGCCTCACCATCAAATAGTGCAAGCACTTCAGTAGGATCTCTGCCTTGTATTATTGCAGCAGTTGTAACAAGCCCTGTTCCTGCTGCTACCATATTACTTATATATTTTCTAGCCAAATCACCTTCAATAGATCCGTTTTCTACTAAATTACCTACTGTTTCAAACATTGAACGATAAAAGTTAGGAGCAAATAAAATTGCACGTTCTAAATCTCCAGCTTGATTAGTAGCTATACCAGTAACTCTGTCTACAGCTCTACCAATTTCTCGTAATGCAGCGTCATCTAGTAGTTCAGCAGCGTCATCAACAATAGCCCCTGTTTCTTCTGCAGCATCCCTTAAAGCCTTTTCATATAGTTCTTTTGTATCATAGAACAATGCCGTACGATTTCTATTACCAATCATTGCAAAGTTTCTATTGAACGGAGCAGTAAGTCTACCCATTGCTTTTTGCACTTTATTTTGACTTGCCTTAGAACCACCATAAATATATTCACGTGCAGCTGTTGGATCAGTAGGGCTAATGAGAGTTACAAATTTTCCTGCTCCAACATATTCTTTTCCATTTTTTGTTCCACCAAGCACTTCAGTTGAATCGAAAAATTCTTTGATTCTTCCTGCATCTTTAACATCACCTAAAGCCCTGCCCATATTCGCTAAGAAACCTATGGGGTCAGAGAAAAATACAGCAGCGTTTGTAACAAAACCACCACTAATATCTAATGTAGAGCGTAAAGGAACAATCTCTTGATTTATTTTTCGCATAAACTCTAGGTTTGCAATTTTAGATTTAGGATCGCTGAAATATTCATTCAAAACTTTAGCAGTTTTGGCATCAAATGGTGTAGTCTCATCACCTAATCTTGCTATTGGAGCCCATGCTTCATATCTTTCTTCAAATTCAGCTTTTTGTGCATTAGTAAGTTTATCCCACTCTCTTACGATTTCTCCAGTTTTTGCATTTTTAAAAGTTCCATCTGCGACAATCATATCATCAACTGATTTTAATATTGCAGCCCTTGCAGTTCCTGATAGAGGGCTCTTTTCACCCCACAAAAGAGCTCCAGTCACATCATCAAACGTAGGCTCTCCAATAAACTTTTCTAAAGATTTAGCTACTTCATAATTTTTGATATCTGTTGCAGTATCTCTTGCATAATGTGCAATGGCATTCGCAGGATCTTCATACAACTGAGGTGAACCCTCTACAGACCTAGCACCTTTAATAAAAGTTTTGTACTTACGGTCATAGGCTTGATTCATATAAATAAATTCACGGTCAGATTTAATACCCTTATCAATATAATCTTTTACGTCTTTAGACTTAGCGTATCGTGGAAAAAATATTTGCCCACCAACCTCATCTATATCAGCTTGAAGTCCTTTAGGAATATCTATACCGTGTGCTATTCTTTCTGCCCTTATCTCTTGAGATAAGCCACGCAATCTATTTAAAGCGTCATATAAACCAGGAGCTGTCCTATCGATTCTTGACTTGGTGTACCCCTTAGATCCTAAGTATTCTATTACATCACCGACAAGAGCCTCATCTCCATTTTCATCAAGTACGTGTGGGAATGTTCTGTTGCCTACTTTATCTTTACCCTTTGCATATTTTGCAATTATTTTGCCAGCGTCATCAGCATTAGCTGATATATAAGACTGGAAATTTCTAGCCTGAACACCCAGTTGATCAATTAGTCCTCTAGCACCCCTCCAAATATCGCCCATTGTACTAGTTAAATTAAGATCATCTATATCAGCATCATATATATTGACAGCATCATCTGCGTCATCAGCAGTAGCCGTCATGAACCTTCTAGATCCTTCGTTTCTTTTATCAGCAATTTTTCCTGCTATTTCACTTATTTTTTCAGCCTCTTTTCCAGGCCCAGCTCCTTCTGTAATATCAGCTAGAATCCGTCGAGCTGTTGCTGCTTGGCCAGAACCAGGAGTTCCGAATAATGTCTTACCAACTCCAGTTTTTTGAGCACCTCTCAAAGCCCCAATTCCAACAGGTATAGCAGCAAGTTGAGTCCACCCTGGAAGTCCTAACTCTCGCTGTGCCGTTTCTGCACCAGCTAGTACCGCAGTCTCAGCTCCAATACGTTGTAAGGGGTTTCCGCTTTGAATCAATGGGGCTGTCAGTGCTTTTGTAGTTCCTGCTGCTAAACGACCAGCTCGACTAGAACCAGCTAATCCACCAGCTAGTCTGCCGATAGTAGGCCCAAAGCCACCAGTTAATGCTGTTAACGGAGAAGTTCCTACATCAAAAACAGCCCCTAAAAATCCACCAACTGTAGGTACATCTTCTAATTTATTGCGTATATCAGTTCCAATATCACCAGGAGTTATAAGATTGATAAAATCTTCTCCACTGAAAATTGGAGATAGCACACTGCCTACACGTTGCAAACCGCCTAAGAAACCAGACGGCCCTTGTTGTTCTCTAATACTCTGCGGATTCCTTCTTGCTAATATTTGTTCTATCTGTGAGGTAGTTAGCTTCGGAGCTCTTGGCGATTTTAAATTAGAAGGGCCTAACCCTTGCTGTGGTAAAACGTCTGTGAAACCAGTTATAGGATTACGAACTACCATTAAAACCGCCTACGCCCACGACGTGTGCCAGTTGGCCCAAATCGTTGCATGACTGCTGTTTCAACATCACCCAATGATACATTTCTTGAAGCTAATCGTGTACGCAATTCTTCTCTTTCATCAGGAGTTAAGGAACCCAACTGACCTGGAGTCATCAAAGGAAAACCAAATTGCATTGGTTGAGGCCTAAACCCCTGAGCAACTCTTGATACTCTAGGAGTACCGAAGCGTTCTGCCCTTTCTATAATATCCTGTTGTGTAATGTTTCTACTGGGGAGTTGGTTATACATAACTCCGCCAAAACCTACATTACCCATTCTTTGACCAAAGCCAACGAAATCTTGTGGGCCGAACATTCCACCAGTTTGTGCTTTTGGCATTTTATTATTACGTTTGCCTTGTAATATATCTATTTGCTGGTCTGTTAATGGAAGTACAACCATAGGGGCACCATCAGCACTCATCACTAGCTCTTGATTTTCTTTTCCGCTAGAGGAATCGCCAACAATAACAGGGTTGCCAAACATACCGCCATGCTCAGCTCCAGGTGGGCCTTGCCCAAAGTCAGTGCCTCCAGGCTGAAACATACCCCTAGAAGGGCTGTCAGGGTTATTTGCAAAAAATTCACCTAATGCAGAACTACCTTGAAAAGAGCCATCACCCATAAAATCAGTAAAGCCACTGTCAGTAGTATAATAATCTAAATCTTCTTGAGTAATACCGCCTTCAGGTCTACCGCCAGAAGCAATCATTTGAGCACGTTGCTGGCGATAATCTTTCATACTAGGAGCTTGGATTTGTAAATCAGGGCGAGCACCCTGTCTGCCTGCAAGGTACTCTTGTGCATCGAAACCTGTACCCATCCTAGTAAGAAAGTCATTATACGCATTGTATTCGCTTGATACTTGATTGATTAAGTCTGCTTGCGTTACAGGCGTAAACGGTGCATCTTGGCCTGCTAATGCAAATCCTCTAGCAAGGTAATCTGCTGGGTTACGTAGAATATCTCGTACTTGATCTAATGCTTGCGCTCTTGCTTGGTTTATTTGGAAACCTGTTTGAATATTTGTAGCTCTAGCTTGCTCTTGCTGGGCTAGTGCATTTAATCTATTTGCTTCATCAAATTGTCTGGCATTTTCAGCCATACTTGCATTGAATTGAAGCTGTTGTACGTTAAACTCTGCTTCATCTAGTGCTTGAGCCTGGAAACCTAATTCTCTGTCAACATTAAATTTATCTTGTTCTAATTGATTTTGAAAACCACGCTGTGCTTCTAAAGCATCAGCTTCTGCTTTTCGTTGTGCTAAAGTTTGGTCAAATTCAATTACACCTTGATCGAACCCTTTTGCTTCTAGTTCAGATCGAGCTTCAGCTAGTTTTTGTGTTGCATCAAATTCAAACTTAGACCGAAGAAACTCGTCTTTATCAAGCTGTAATCGAGCCTGTTCAATCGCATTTTCTTCAGTAGATTGACCAGTATCTGTTACTGTAGTTTCACCAGTAGCTTTATTAAGCTTTAAAATATGCAAATTGCCGTTAGTGCCGACAAAAGAATCATACTGAATATCATCCTGTTCGCCAGATTTTACAGGAACGCCTCTATAAGGTGATATGCCAAATTGATCTATATAATAAGCACCTTCTTCTCCCACTTTTTCATATAAAGGTAATGGATTGCCCTCATTATCTGATTCGGATCGCACTAGACCTGTGACTAATTTGTACTCTCCGCTTTTACTTGCAGGGTCAGCTACTTTAGTCGCTACTGTACCTGTATCATCTGTTGAAATTTCAAAAAATTGAGATGTTGTTGAGGCATCTTCTTCTACAATAATAGCTTCATAGACATTTAGCTCACCAGGAACTTGTGCGATATCTCTAAATTCTACATCTACTCCACCACGTTGACTTTTAACTTGGTCGGCTATAGTTTTTTCAACGCCTGTCCATTGTGCCTTCGGCCTACCGTTTGCAGCTTCACCTTCACCAAAACTTATGTCAGCACCAACATAATCCGCTGCTGCTACTGCTTTATTGGCTATTTTTTCTTTAATATAATTTTGCACTCCAGTAGATACATCTAATGCTGCTTCCAGTACAGATTGATCATGCCCCTCTGGTATTTTTAAAGATGGTTGGAAAGGTCTTTTAAGACCTGGGGTCATCCAAGATGGCTGAATAGCAACATTGCCTTCATTAAATGACTGTAGTTTTTCTGTTAAAGTGTTAAATATATTTTCTATTTCTTTTTGTTCGCTTATAAATTCTTCAATGGTACTATCTTCGATGTCAGCTATACTAGTCACCGTTGGATCGATAGCCTGAATAGTGCCAAAAAGATACGTTTTTAAATCTTGTAAAACCTTTTTTCTAATTTTTTCATCCATTATCTACCACCCCTTTCCAGATCTTGTATGATCTGATTAGCTACACCTGTAGTAGAATTAATAAACGGCGACCAACGCTGAGAAGATAAACTATTTGGCAAAGCGTCGTATTGCCTTACTATTCTTTCAAATTCAAGGTTACGAGCTTCCGCTGCTGCTGCAACACCGAAACGTTCATTTATAGATTGTATTAACATAGTCTCACGTGCAGCCGTTCTTGCTGCCCTGCGTACTAGTCGTTCGCTTAATTCACCTGCCATTATTGAAACTGCCTTTGTATTTGATCCACTTGTGCATTTTGTCTGGCTTCAGTAATTATAGGCTCAGAAGGATTACCTAACTGGTCAACTGTAGTTAATGCCTGCTCATCACCCATAGTTTGTGGCCCTTGAGGTTGTCCACCGCCTAATTCAGCTTGATAAGCCTGCCGTACAATATCACCAACTTCACCTAAACCAGCTAATGCCATAAGCATTTGTGCCTGTTGCATTGGTGGAGAACGCATCATATCTTCAACGGAACGTTCATCTTGCTCACCTGTTGGTTCATCTATGCCCATCTTGTCCATAGCTGTACGCTCTGACAAACCTGGCATAATTCTGTATAGATCAGCCCATAGTCTAGCCTTACGTGCATTGACCATATTCTCATCTGTAGTTTCAAACGTTACATTCGTGTAATAGTAACCATCAATATCTGACGGACGTAAAGTTGTTTCGCTTGGAGTATGCGCAAAAGAGCCATAAAGAGTTACCTCCGTTGAGAATATATGTTCTATATCCATCAACACCCATGAGTTTATTTTTTGACAAGCACGTTGCATTGCAGAAATAGGGCCAGCAAGTTTTGTTGCTGCATTTCGCAATATCATTTCTGATTCTGTAGCTGTATCTACGCCTACTTGTGGCGTACCGCCAAGTGCGCCAAACTTAGAAGCATCATCTGCATAGCTGTTTACACGTTGCAAACCCTGCATTAGTGTTATTGGAGCTTCACCCCAACGCAATAAGTCTAAACTTTGATCAGGTCTAATGTTAACGTGCGATCCTGGCCCTAAACGTATTTCTTTTTCACCATCTTCTAGCTCATCCATGTTGACAGTAACTAGAGCAGGGAACACATACATGCGTAACCATGCTTCCATTTCAGTCAAAAAACGAGCCTCTGAGGTGAGAACAGAGCGTATAGGACGAAGAATAGAGGTATATCTATCTTCTGGCTTATTATTACCATCTACATCACCAAATCCAGGATCAACAATCACAAATGGAACATACCCATCATAATCAGGATTGTCTTCTTCAGAAAATCGTGTTTCCCATGAATATGGATTATCTGCTTCGTGAACTATTGAGCCATCAATCCATACCATATAACTACCAGGATCATCTTTATACGGCTTAGTCCACATTTCTACATACGGCAATTTACTCATAGGATCACCATGCCCATATTGATCCATAAGATTTGGATATCGCTTGACTACCTCACTGGCAAATATTTCGTATTCTTCATATACATATTCTGGATCCCAGGGATTTACTGGATCTTCAAAAACGTTTTCTGGAGGGCATACATCTAAATTCCATAGGAATTTTGACCGTGCAATTCGCCGTAATGCCCTACTGAACTTTCTTTTATCTTCAGATGTAGGATCTTCTGGCATATCAGGCAATAAATCAAAACGTACTGTTTTTTTAAGTACCATTTTCCCACGAATAAGTTTCTTTTTACCGCGCTCTAATGGTGCACCCTGATCTTCATATACACGTGACCACCACATATCATGGAAACGCCTTTGATTTTCTGCTCGTTCACGTGCAGCTTCCGCAGAATCTTTGACTGGCCGTATAGGTACAAAGTTACGTGGAGCAGCAAGTATATGATCTGCTGCATTAGTTACTGCGTTATAGGCTGTTGGTGGTATAGTTGGGTCTAACCCTTCATCCATCCATTCGTCTGGGATAATAGTACGTGCAAAATCGCCACTTATAAGATCTTCATCAAGTTGAAATTCGTTAAGAAGATTGCCGTAGACAGTAGATTTCAAATACTCAAATCGTCTATATGCTTGATCTGCGTTCATGCTACACCTGTCAAGAATCTACGCTTGTTACTATTATTGAAAGTTAAATACTTTCTACTGTGTATTTTACGTGGTTGGCGTTGTTTTGCAAGCATGACAGTAAGACCTGCTGCCATAACGCAGTCATCGAAGTATCCTGGAGGGGCGGAGTACTGAATATTACCCCCTGCCATCACTTTACCTTCAAACAATTTCAACTCTCGTTTCAACTGTTCGTCGTCATAAGGAAAGTGTACACGTCCATGCTCAACCTCTGCAACTAATGTGGAAACTAATTGTGCCTTACTCTGATTCGTGAATTTAAAATTTGTAATATGACACCCTTCATCAACTAGAATATCCTTGACAGCTTCACCCACCCCAGTCGCATCTAAGTGTATTGTTTGGCATTTATACTCATTATATAAACTAGCAATACGTGGCCCCAAAGCTGTATATGACAGCCCATTGAATCTGTCAGATGCCACTATTGACATGTCTTTAATATCGATAACATACGCCACTGTATAGTCGTGTTGCTTCGCTACATCCAAACCCATTAAATAGTGTTTACCTTTTTGCCATGATTGTAGTTTTCCATTGAAACAGTCATCAACATTTTTGAAAACTTTACCTTCTGATTCGGCCCATTCGGCTAAAAATCGTTGGCGAAACTCAATTTCTGGATACTCCAGTCGTGCTTCTTCGACAACGTTTGCGTCAATAGTCGGATTAGCGGTAGTCGGTACAGAAAATGAATAATAGTCGTTATCTTCTTGGAGGTCAGATTGTCCACGTTCCCAATAAGACCTAAACCAGTTATTGCTTTGTGGTACGCCAATCGCAATGAGACGACCCTTAGCGTCTGTCAACGCTGGCATGAACTCGTTCCGTGCACTATCAGCGACATCGTGCGCTTCATCTATAATTGCTGCTGTTACTCTGTCTCCCTGTAATGATACTTCGTTATCAGCAGATTTAGCCTGTATGCGTGCGCCTGTTTTCAATTCAATTAAACGTCGTTCTTTATTATAACTAGTTACTAATTCAGACAAAATAGGCGCATTACTGCTCGTAGGGTCAGATATACAGGATTTTACAAATGGTTCCCATACACGCATAGTCAATTCGTAGTTAGGAGCAATAATATAAACCAATGGTTGATGCTCTACGCCTGCTACAACGTCAGGCGGTTGCGTCAATTCACGCCATGCCTCAGCTACAATAGCAGTAGATTTACCTGCACGACGACCACATGCTGCTATGATTCTGTTCTCAGAACGTGAATGTATATGTTCAGCTTGCCATGAAAAAGGTTGATACCCCTCAGCTCCAAAGTCCTTCAACCAATCCCACACTAATGGTCTAGGATATTCAAGAACCATCAGCAGCTTCTTCTAATATAACAAGGGCGTTTTCTATACCCTGTACGTGCCCTACCCAAAACGCAATCTTCGCTTCGTTACTCAAACTAGCAAACGGTGAGTCCAAAAATTCATCCATTTCCAGTTCCTCTGCCCACGTTTGGGTCTTAACTAACGCAGCACGTAACTTCCGTATCGTTAGTTCGATACCTTCTATACCATCAGGCCTCTCGGTAGTCCGTTGCATCAATAATCACTTTCGGCTCTGGCTGCTCTACTTGGGCCATTCGAGTACCTGCTAAAGACGCAATGAATGTAGCCATCATCTCTGAACTCGCTACATCCCTCGTTTCTCTAGGCTTACCCATTACTCGATCCATAAAGTACATGACAGCCTTAACGTCACGTTTCTTTACCAAATCCATAAGTGAATTATACGCTACTTCAAAATCATTTGTCGCGTATTCTTCAAATCGTGTTACAAAATGTTTACGTTCACGTGGCTTTGCCAACTCCAATGTACGCCCAGTACC